CGCACCTTTGCGGACAACCGCACACGCCTGCGGCGTGGATGATGATGCGCTCCCACCAGGATCCTGTTCTCCAGGTGGGTCACTCTAACCGAGCAGAAGTGGGTCAGTCTTCGTGAGCGCCGAAGCCCACGCTGCTCTGACGAACTTTCTGCTGGTCGAGAAGCTCGACCGGGTCAAGAAATCCAAGCTATACAAAAGCTGGGACTTCTCCACATGGGAAGAGTTCATCGAACAGACCTTCCCCTTCAGTGTGGACACCGCAGACCGGATGGTGAAGGATCTGCGCGAGTTGGGCCGGGGCTGGTTCGATTTGAACGACGTGTTGCGTGTGACAAGACAGGCTTTCCGGCTGGTGAACCCTGAATTCACAGACAAAGGAGAGATCGTTCTTGCGGGTCAGGCTTACGCACTGACGAAAGCCAACTCGGATGCCATCCAGATGGCCTTTTCACAGGCGGAGTCCGAGTTGAGACGTAAAGCCGAAGAGGCGACCAGCCTCAAGTCCGAACTCAACAAGACTCGGGAGGAACGCGACAACGCGAAGAAGGCAGCGGTCGATCTGACGAAGAAGCTCCGCGAAGTAAAGAATCCTGCCCCTTTCGCAGACGCGGACGAGGATCACCAGATCATGCTCCGCGTGCAGAGTGAGGTGGACGCCGCAATGATGCGACTGCGCAAGCTAGTGGGCCGGGAGATGTCCGCCGATAACGAGACCCGTTATGTGGGGCTGTGCGAGAAACTGTACCGCGACTTCATGCGATCTGTTGACGACTCGAAAGTGACGTTTTACAGCAAACTCGATCCGCCCGATCCGAGCATTGCCCTGTTCCTCGATAACGAGCCAGATCACGGGATCAACCTTATTGCCGAGCATCTGAAGGAGAAGAAATGACGTGCAAGGTTAAGGGCTGCAAAGACCCGGTCTACGTCGATTGCGGACTGAACTTTTGCGTATTGCACTGGAGTCGCCTCCGGGAGGAGACCAAGACGAAATTGACAATCTTCCTCTCAATGCGGCGTGATCTTGATCGGTGCCTCAGTAAATATCTGGGAGCGGCTCATAGCGAGCTTAGCCAGAAAGTGGAAGTCCAATAACGATGCCTGAGATTCCCGAAGCATCGGTCCGAGAGTTCTCGCTAAAGCTCGCGACCCTGACCGGCCGCGCCGCGTCGGCAGCACGCCGCGAGTTCGCTGCACTCCATGGCTGCTCACCCAGCTCGCTCTCGCGCCGACTCACCAGCCTGGGCGTTCGGTGTCACACCCGGAGCGACAAGGGCGTCATGCGTAGCGCCAGCGGTGAGCAGCTCGCCATTGTGGCCGCGCTCCAGTCGTCTTCGATGTCCTTGCGGAAGGGCGTGGTGATGCCTGCGAAGGACGCTATCGAGATCGCCGTCCAAAACGGCATCGCCCCGCAGATCTCGGCCTCCCGGTACAACGCATGGCTCCGCGACCAGACCGGAACCCGCCGCGACCAGACCGCAGCCACTCCGCATATCGAACTGCGGAGCCTCGGACCGAACCACGTCCACCAAGTCGATTTCTCGCTCGCCGTCAACTGGAAGGTCGAGAACAACAAGCCGATCTATGAGCACCTGATCTACAAAAACAAGCTCCCAGCCGCAGGCGTGGCGCGGATCTGGCGGCTCATCGTGATCGACCATGCAACCGGCTGCTTTGCCACCCGCTATTCGGTGTCCGCAGGCGAAACGGTGCAGGCGCTTCTCGATGGCCTCTACCACGCCTGGACTGAGAAAACCATCAAGGGCCAGTCGATCAAAGACCGCTATCCCTTCCGAGGCGTGCCCTCGATTCTGATGGCGGATCGCGGATCGGCCATGCAGGCCGGAGCCACCGCCGCGCTCCTGAACCGCCTGGGCGTGACACTCAACATCTGCGAGGGCGCCCGGAGCAAAGGTGCGGTCGAAGTCTCGCATCGCTGGTGGGAAGAGCACTTTGAATCCCGCTTCCGGCTACAGCCGCCGCAATCGATCGAGCAACTCAACGAATGGGCTACGGAGTTCGCGGCGCATCTCTGCCGCAACGAACGCCATTCGCGCCACAACTCCGAACGCTCCACAATGTGGGCCTGGTACATCAACCGTCGCCCGGAATCGAAACTGCGCGAACTGCGTTGCACCTTCGACGCCTTCAAGGCGATCGCGCTCAGCGATCCCCAGCGCTGCAAGGTGGGCGGCGCGCGCATCATCCGCTTCAAAGCACAGAAGTACCGCGTGCCGGAAGCCTTCGTACCGGGCACATGGGTTGAAGTTCAGTTCAGCCCGTTCGACTATCCCCAGATTCAGGTCCGACCGGAAGGTGATGTCACGGCCAGCCCGTACCTCTGCGCACCCATCGAACTGGACGAGTTCGGCTTCGCGACGGAGGCCGCAATCATCGGCCAGGAGTACAAGTCGCAAAAGCACACGGCTGGCGAGACGTTCGCGAAGACGGCCGCAAGCAAAGCGAAGGAACTCGGCGGCAAGGTCCAGGCGTTCGGTTACCACCTGGAGCGCACGTCCGAAGTCGGCGTTCCTGCCACCGGCGAAGAGGTTTCCGTTGACCAGCCGGCCTCGCCGGTGGTTTCCCGCGTCGCCGCGCGGACACAGGTTATGGAGTTCATCGGGCGCTCACTGACGCCCGCGGAAGCGGCCTATATCGCGGAAGTCTTTGCAGACCAGGTGACAGAGGCGCAGATCGGCCAGGCGGTCGCGGAGATCCAGCGGGGGATTCGCGGTCGAGTTGTCAGCTTCCCCGCAGCCGCAGGAGGAAAGCAGTAACAGTGACACTCGCCGACGCCATTCAACAGGCCGGGATCTCGATACGCCCACTCGCGGGCAAGCTCGGCATCTCGAAAACCGCCGTCCAGCGATTGCTCAGTCAGGGCGATTACCCGCGCCGCCTCGGAACTTCCGAGGTCAAGCGCCGGGTGTCCGAATGCCTGAGCAAGAGCGGGATCGACACAACCGCCATCGTCTGGCCGGGTGACAACCCGCCAGCCAAACAAAGGGAAGAAAGGATCGAACTGATGCAACTGGACCGTTCCGTCATGCAGCTATTCGGGCTGCGCGCCAACCCGTTCCAAAACGACATCGAAGGCGACGACGACGTACTGCGGTATCGCGGCTACGAAGTCGTCGAACAGGCAATCAAAGACACCATCGAGCAACGCGGGTTCCTCGCCATCACCGCCGACACCGGCGCGGGCAAGACCACCATCTGGGATGGCGTAGAGGCCGAGTATGGCCACCGCGAAGACGTCGTCATCTGCCGTCCGAACGTGATGTCGAAAGAATCTCTCACGCCGGAGCATCTGGCGCGGGCGCTCATATACGGCCTCTCGGGCGACCAGACCCGCATCCGCTCGAATGCCGAGGATCGCGGGCGGCAACTCACCCAGGCGTTGCGCAACATCCGCGCGGGCAATGACCGCAAGGCCGTGCTTTACATCGACGACGCGCACTTCTGCACGCCGTCCGTCCTGCGTCAGTTGAAGACGTTCTTTGAAGAGAAGATCGGGCGCTACCGGTTGCTGGCGATCATCCTGGTGGGCCTGCCCACGCTGAAGACGAAGCTGTCCGAGTTTCCCGAAGTCGGCAACCGCATCCGCCTGGTCGAAGTGCCTCCGGTACATGTCGATGAGTACCTTCAGTTCAAGCTCCAGCGCGTCGGATCTGGCATCGACAAGCTGTTCGATAAGGAAGGCTTCGCCGCGTTCCTCGACCGCTTCCGCGCGCCGAAGCGGCCACCGCTGGGCAGGCCGCTGGTTATCAACGCCATGTGCATCCGGGCCATGGTCCGGCTTGCGCAGAACGGCGCGACGGCAGGGGAGCGCATCACGCGCGAAATCATCGACAGTCTTCCGGGCGATGCCCCGATGAGGAGGGCGGCATGAAGCAATCCATTATTCAGAGCCTTGACGGGTTCGATGAGACGTTGCGCGAGATCGCAACTATTGACGCGCGGGCGGCAGTCTATGAGGCCGCGCGTCAGGAGGAAATCCTTGTGGCAGAGGGCCGGTTCAAAGCCCGGACGGAAACGATGCTGGGGCGGCGCGCGCTCTTGGTCGAGCAGCTTGAGCTTTACTACCGTTCCCACCGGGGCGAACTCGAAAAGGGGAAGAAGTCCATCGAGTTGCAGTTCGGCACGGCTGGCATCAAGCTCTCCGCGCCGTCGTTCCGGCCGCTGAAGGGCTGGAACTGGGACAAGATTCTGACGGCCATTCGCGGGGTCGAGGCGTACAAGAAGTTCATTCGCTCGAAGGAGACTGTGGACAAGGCGGCGCTGAAGGGCGCGAAGCTCGCGGATGAGAAGCTCGCGGCGATTGGCGTGAAGGTTGACCAGAAGGAGACGTTCTGGTTTGAGACGAAGCCTGTAGCGCTCAGACGTGAGGATGCCGCATGAACCCTTACATCCCCCCATTGAAACGGACACCGGATGCTGTCGAGCACCCGGCGCACTACACCAGGGGCAAGATCGAGGTCGTCGATTTCATCGAAGATCAGCAACTCGACTACCAACTCGGGACGATGATTGCCTACCTCGTGCGATCTCCGCACAAAGGGCAGGAACTCATCGATCTCAAGAAGGCTCGGTTCTACCTGAACCGCCGCATCGCCCAGAAGGAGGCCGAGCTTGCCCATCTCTGATTTCGATATGCAGACCGCTGGCGATGCCGGGGCGCTCGCATTCAGGAAGCGCGTTCCCCTCACGGCTAACCCGTTCTCAGGTCTCCACTCCACGCTCGCGTGGGCATGGGACATGGGCTGGAAGGAGGGCGAGTTTGTTACTTCACAGAACGCGCAACATTCGCGCCGCTGAGGACGAAGACTTCCCGGAGCGCAGGCCGGTAGCCTCGGCTCGGATCGCGGAGCCGACAGCCCGCGAGTTCGTCCGCTGGCTTCCCTCTCAGGCGGGTGCCAGCGTCTCGCTCCCTTTCGAATACATGCTCCGTCTTCTCGAACTCCGAAAGCAAAAGCGCATCGGCATCGTCTTCGTGGAACAGGGCATCTACTACATCTCAAACAACCCGGCCGATCCATGGAACTCGAAGGAGTTCATCCAGATCCCGACGCTGATTCGCCTGATCGAGCACCTGGAAGCCGAGCGCGACCGGGAGGAGGCAGCAGCGTAATGGCGGCACTTAAGCTTCGCCTCACGACCCAGATCAGGGTGGACTCCAGCGAACTCGATCTTCTTCGTGAGGCGATGGAAGCGATCAACTGGAGCGACTACGAAGACGCAAAGCGAGGTAAAGCCGGTGATCGGCTCTGCGGTCGAATTCAGATTGAGCAGAGCCGCATCGCGGCGAAGGAGGCCATCGCTAATGGCAACCGCTAAACCCGATCCGATTATCGACGCGCCGCTTCTTCGCGCGGTTCACGCCGCAGCTCGCGAACACGGCGTCTCCCGCGACGAACTCCACGAAGCAATCAAGGCCGGCTTCAATCTGACGTCGCTCAAGGAACTGACGAAGCGGCAGGCATATGCGCTGCTGAACGGAATCCGCGGCGGTAAGGACAGCGAGCATTTCAAGCGTCGCCAACCGCGCCGGGATGCGCAGGCCTGGCATGGCCGTAAGCAACACGATGCCAGCGCCGACGCCATCTATCCGGCTACGGATCGCGAGCACCAGATGCTTCGCGACGCGGCGGCGCTCCGCAACTGGGACGAATCGACGCTGGTGAACTTCATCTCGCGTCAACTGGGCAAGCCGGTGGTGGTCACGCTGGCTGATTTCAACAAAGTGTTCTGGGCGCTGAAGGCGATGAATCGCCGGAATCGCCTCCACGCATAACGCAGGGGGGAAAGCATGGCATCGGTAACAATCGAAGATCGGGAAATAAAAGCGAAGCGGGACTTCGTTCTCGCGGAATTGATGGGCTGTATCGGGGTAATCGCGAAAGATTACTCCACCACGGTCCCCGGCGCGCTCGCGCAGATCTGCATTCGCGAGATCTACGTCCACATGGTGGGTGAGTGCGTAACCGAGTTCCACTCCGGCCCGCTGCACATCCAGTACCGGAGGATCTCAGAACTCCTGCGTGAACTGGAGCCGGTGGCGCTCGAATCCATAGCCCGGAAGAGAGCGACGGTGGCGAATGTCTAACGACTGCCGGTTCGAGCGCGCGATCCGCGCCATCCAGCGATCCACTCTCTGCGGTGCGGACTTCGCGGACTGGGTTCAGACCGTCTGTGATGACGTGGTTGAAGGGAACGAAGCCGAGTGTAGTGAATGTGGCACCACTGTTCACGAAGGCCCGTGCGTCTCTGACAGCGTCGAGGCCGGGTCATGATTTACCGGCTCTTCTACTTCGCGGCAGTCGCCGCGCTGCTGCTCAGCATCGCCCTGATGGTGTTCATCCCGGAATAAAAACGAATGGACCGCCCCGCCCAGCCCGTTCAACTCAAACTGAACCTCCAACTGCCGCTCGAAGAGTCCTTCGACGTCTTCACGGCGGCGCGTGTGGCGAAAGTCAGCCAGAAAACCATGCGCCGCTGGTGTGAGGAAAATCGCGTGGTTGCGTTCAAACCGGTAGGCCGCTGGCGCGTGGACATGCAAAGCTTGTATTCACTGATTGCCGCCTCGCGCAACGGGGCGGCACAGACCCCGCACCACGAGCAAAACCCCTCTTCAAAATAATTCCGCTCAAAACACCCGAAACGCCCGAAATGTCCTAGGGTATTTTCGCCTTTCTTTTTAATCTGGGATTCGTTCGAGCGCGCAGTTTCCCTGCTGCGAAAGCCTGCATCGGAGTTGCCCCGGTGCAGGTGCTCGGCGTGAAAGGTGCCCCATTGGACGTCTGCACGAAATTGCGCGAAGCGCTCGATCAGTTTCTGGTCGTCGAGATCCACTCCAAGGATGCCGACGAACGAACCAAGCGTGACGATCTGATCGTCGCGGCATGCGACACCCTCGACCAGCTCCTGATCGTCCACCAGGCGCGCAGGCATGCCACAGCGCCTGATGCGACCCGTGACCGGGTAGACGACGGCGTAGCCAGCGTGTTGCGTTCCTATAACGAAGTCAACCGCGAGTACGACCTCCGGGATGCGGATGTCGATCTTGCCGAGAAGCTGCGCAAGGGAAGAAATGGGGCTAAGTGAGTTCGATGCTCTTTCGAAAAGCTACGGTCTCGCGACCGCGCTCCTCATCTTCGGTGTCCTCGGTTTGCTCTACGCCATCCGCATTCTCTACAAAGAGAACAACGTTCTTCACGATCGTCTGGAACAGCTTAGCGACCAGCGGGCGAAAGCTCTGGAAGTTCTGCTCGACAAACGCGGTGGGCCTTCGGCTTCGTGAGCGCGTTCTGCTGTTGAAGTGCCGCCGCATGAAACGCGCGCTGGTGATGGAGCGGACGCGGTTCGAGATCGAGCACCTGCGCGCGTCGAATGAGGGGTCTTTTCAGGCGCTCTGATGGCATACGATTCCAAAGCCGTCGAATTCGTCTACAGCTTCTACGCTCGCGGCTGGTCGCGCGAGAAGGCGCTGCCGGAGGTCCGCAAGGTGTACGCGGGCTTCAGCGGATCGACATGGGATGAGTGGGAGCGCAAGTATGAGTGGCGTGAACGCCGCGCGCTTGCTGATGCGAAGCTCCGCGAGTTCGAGGACAAGTGCGGCGACATCAACCGCACGCTGCTGCTGGAGATGGACGACGCGCGGGGGCGGCTCTATAAAAAAATCGTCGAAGGCAACGCCGATGAGCAGACCTTCTACGCCTTCTCGCAACTGGCGAAGCGCACCGCCGAACTCAGCGCCAATTACTTCGCCAGCCGCGATCCCCAGCAGATCGCCACGCGGGTGATCTCAGATGTGATCGATTACCTGCTCAGCGAACTCCGCGCGCTGCCGGTGCTTGACCGCGCGCTCGAACAGAATGCGGTTGCCGTGGGCCGGATCGCGGCGGCCGCTGCGGAAAGGTTCGGGCACAGCGCGTGAAGAAGCGGGCATCGGTACATCTCACGCCGGAACAGGTTGCCGAGCGCGCCACGCGGCTGGTGGGCGGCAAGAATCGGCTTTCAAAAGATGATCGCGTTGAGCGGGCGCGCTATGACTTCGAGTTCTTCTGCCGTTACTACCTCGCGGATTACTTTTCCGCCGAGCCTGCCGAATTCCATCGGGAGCTTGTACAGATGGTGCAAACGCAGGATCGCGGCGTAGCGGCCGCGCCTCGCGAACACGCGAAGTCCACGCACGTCAGCTTTGCCTTCCCGCTGCATCAGATCTGTTTCGGCCTGCGGCGATTCGTCGTCATCATTCGCGAGTCGGAGCAGGTGGCCACTCAGAACGTTGACGACATCCGGCAGGAACTCGAAGACAACGAACTGATCCGCGAGGACTTCGGCGACCTGGTCGGTAACCGGAAGTGGGCTGATAGCGAGTTCGTCACGGCAAACGTCGTCAAGGTGGTCGGCCGGGGGCGCGGGCAGTCGATGCGCGGGATGCGTTACAAGCAGTTCCGCCCCGATATCGTCATCTGCGACGACATCGAAGACGATGAACTGGTCGAGAACCGCGACCGGCGCGACAAGCTGGAGCGCTTCGGCGCTTTCCAGAAGTGACCCACCTCTGCTCACCAGAAATGACCCAGGCGTTCTGAACTGATTGGGGACGGCTTCGTGGTGGCTGAAGGCGTGATGAGGACGATAGATCATCACGAT